AACCTTTTGAAAGTTTATTTTTAATTTTTCCTTCATCTTCTTTTGAAAAATTACTAATCTCACTTATATGATAAAGTTTCCCTTTATAATACTGACCAAACTGCGCCTTCAAATTTCCCTTATCTGTGGTTTCAGAATCATATATCACATAATCATCCGAATCACTTTTGCCCGCCCCACCTTTATATTTAAACATTATATCAGCAGGTTTGGGTTCGGCAGATCCCTTCGGCTTATACTCATATGGTTTATCTTTTAATTTCAAAACGATACCCTCACCACCACTTTTAACGGCAGCATTCATGGCATCTTCCCATTTCGAAAACGGATATTGTTTTGTCAATTCGATTTTTTCAGATGTCTTAACGGCAGACTCCAACAATTTCCTTCTTTTATTAAAAGGTTCATCGGCAACCTTTTTACCTTTATTCCATAAAATATCATAAAAATGAATTTTTATTTTACCAGGAAGTTCTTTCGCTTTTTCATGCGATTTGTCTGCACTGCTTCCAGCCAGGGATGTCACTTTTGTGACATCTTGCTTCCCCTTATCCCAATAAACTAATTCTCCTTCAACTAGAGTGCTATCTGGAAGCCCTTTTAATGCATCTACTAATTCAGGGAAATTATCTGTTTTCTCTTCACCCCTACGACTATAAATGCGTACTTTACCACCTGATTTGATGGCTTGCATTTTCCACCCATCAAGTTTTTCTTCTATAACAATATCATCACGGTTATGTTTTTTCAATAACTCATCTGGATCTTTTGTTTCAGTAAGACGCATTAGTGCAACTGGAGCCAAACTGTCGCCCGCTTCGTTAATCAATTCGGATATTTTTTGCTGATTTTCTGATAACATCTTTTCAAATCGCAATGCGGCCAACTTTTTACCGTCATTTTTCAAGGATTTAATGCGATTAGTAAGATTTTCTCCCATTTCTTCCAACTTGGTTAACTCACATCTTTTACACATGCCATGAGAGATAATATCTTCACCATCAATTTCAACAGTACCTAAATGTTTTTGACACCAAGCACAAATACGTTCCATTGTAGCCATTAGTTTCCCCTCAACTATTATTCTGATAGTTCCATAATACGCAATATTCTCTGCTGTCTTGAAGCCAGACGGATTCCAGATTTATCATCAGAATCTAGAGATACTCCTTTTTGAGTTGGGCTATGGCTTTCCACCCACTTCCTATTAAGAATTTTAATCTTCTCTTCATCAGTTTCTATATCATGTACTTTTGGTCGAACTTTTCTTACGGGGCGATACATACCACGCAGATCCTTTCGAGCGTTTTCATTATATCTAATCCAAGTTGTTCCTTCCAGCGCCTTAAGACCAAGCTCTTCTGCCTCTTTCCCTTCCTCTTCTTCCATCTCTTTTTCAACTTCACTTGGCTCTTCAGGTTTTTCCTCAGGTTCCTTAACCTCTTCAGGTTCTTCTTCCTCGAATGTAATCTCTCCTTCAGGTGCTTCTACGCTTGGAGTTTTACCCGGCTCCTTTGGAGCCTCTTCTTTTAACTCAGGTTTTGGTAGTTCTGGCTCTTTTTCAAACGCTTCTTCATCTGGAGGAACAGCCTCTGGTGGCTCAATCTTCTTTTCAACCTTCGCCTTATTGAGATAGACATACTCATCATCATGACGCTCTACTTCCCAAAAATCTTCTCCCATACTCTTTTCTAAATTAACTGGTGTCTGTTGGGTCACCTCGCCCTTTTCATCGCGAACAGTTGGCATAACCTTAAAAATTATACGACCTTGTTCATCAGGGATGCGTCTAAGATGTTTCTTCGCCCACTTATTCCACCACGGAAGTTGGACACGAATTTTCTCGCCTTCAAAATGTTCCTCAACAGCAGGTTGCCTCCTAACAACTGGCGACCATTCACCAATTTCTGCTACACCCTCACCCACATCTTTCTTTTCATCAGAAGGACCAAAAACCTTCTCGACCTCAGGTTTTTCCTTTTCCTCCCTCTTTTCGGAGACTTCTTTTGCTCCAAGAATGGCTTGCATGAAACGACCATAAGTATCTTGGAAACCTGAACTAGCCAACATTTCATTTCCGCCAATTTCAGAGAAATCAGCAAGTTCTTTATACCAATCGGCAAGTTGATATGTTTTAAGGGCTTTTGCAATACGACCAAACTTTTCATTTACAACATCAACTCGTTTTGCTAAATCTTCCTGTACCTGTTTCGCAGCATCATGGGCTTCACGAAATTCCTTAATAAATAGCCTTTTAGTCCTACCCTTCATGCGTTTCCAAATATCAGACCAAAATCCAGCCATTTTTATCATATCACCACTAACCTGAGCGGATCGCTCAATATACTCATCAAGTAATTCCGCTTCATCATATGCACCCAACCCATCCAATATATCTGCTATGGTGGCTGCTTCTGAAATGGTTGGAGTTGGAAAAGTGTCGCCCTTATTAATCATCCTGTTGCCTCCGTTCAAATGCTCGTTTCTCAATGGTCGTTTGAGCAAAAAGTGATTTCAACATATTAATTCGCAATCTTGCAGATTTTAAGTTATCTTCCCAGGCTCTCATCGAAATTGTAATTTCATCAATTACCTTCTGAGCCTCACCAACTTTACCCTTCTTTAATAAAATCTTTACTTTATTATGATATAATTGACAATTTTTACGAAATTCTATATCTTCTTTTTTCATCTTAGACTCCAGGACCAGCACCACCAGGGGGTGCTCCAGGAGTGCCAGGACCTAACGGTGGGGTTACTCCGCCTGCTTCTGGCGCACCCGCACCTGGAGCACCTAATTCGCCGCCCGGAGGTGGCGCCAATTCGGGCAAACCACCAGGCATACCACCCATTTCACCACCAGGCATACCACCCATTTCACCACCAGGCATTCCTGCTTCACCACCAGGAGCGGCTTCCCTTTGCTCATCATCAACTGGCTCAAGAATTTCTTTTTCAGGGTCCAAAGTACGAAGTTCAGTAAGTGTCATGGTGGCAAGAGTTTGTTCCTCTTTCCTACGAATAGCCTCGTGAATCATCTCTTGTCGCATTTTAACACGCTCATCTTCGTAATTTAGTCCCAAACTTCTATAAAGAGTCTGTAACGACGCTTGCTTAGAACCAACTAACCCAGTAATATTACCAATATAATCCTGCAGATCATAAAGGTTCATTTGATTCCATTCAACTTCTGGAACAATAAGTCTTTTTCTTCCCTCTACATATTCATAAAATCCTTGAAGTTCGCTGATAGGAGCAAAGATTTTTTCAACCAACCATCGTGCAATGATATTTCTAAAATTAAAATATCTTTGCCTTAAAACTTCCAAACCAATAGATGCTGAAGCATAAACGGCACTTTCTGTATCTACAACGGCTGGCGGAACCATTAACCCAGTATAAATGTTTTTTATGATAAGTTCCATATCACTGGCAATTTCTAAAACTTGTCCAGTGGCGCCAACACGCTTAATATCAATACCAGCGTGTGTGATCAACTTAAAATCTTTATCATATTGTGCTTCTTCCAGCATCATTTTTACTTCTTCCAGATCTTCCTGGGTTGCGCGATATTCACCATCTGCATTCCCACCAACCGTCACAATAGTAACAGGGTTAACTAACCCATCAGCCTGCGCAAACTTCGATTCACGCAGTTTATCGTAAAGCATTAAGTCTTTAAAAACACTTACAATAACACTGGTACCACGCACATCATACGGACTGGCAAGCATCTTGAGATGAGAGACATTAAAGTTATCTAACGGAATATCATGCCCAGCACGTACATGATAAATTATTTTCTCTGGAATTTGTTTCCGTAGCTGCATATCAGCAGGATTATTACTAAAAACCAAACGCTGTAATACAGCATCCGGTTTTAAGGAAATAATAGGATCACCAGACAAGACTGTTTTCTTTACATGTATGTAATCTGGATTTTGGATTACAATTTTAGACCACTTTCCATTATTTTCATTAAGTTCTGCATATGGGAAAACTTCTCCAAGTTTCCAGTACTCTAATGCTATATCACTAACAGCCTCCATAAGCCCCATTTCTTCTACCATATCCTCAAAAAACTGCAAAACTTTCTTATCATGACATTTGAGATTAAGTTTGCTAATAGGATAGGTAGCATGAAGTGTAATAGCATTCCTAACTATTGGGTGTAGTTGGTGGAAGTTCCTGCACCACGCGTTAACCGTGATTCGATCTCTTGGCAAATTGAGATTTGCCATTGTAAAAAGAGGGCTATAAACTTCTGGAGCCAAACGCTCGACTGCTGCTCCAGCACTAGTATTCGCGCCTCCAACAGAACCAACAGTTGTTGCTTGCTTTGAAATCTGCGCTGCGGCTTTTGCAGCCTCTCTTTTAATAAAAGACTCACTATGGGCAACAACCCCCACAGCAGGTCTGGAACTGTTCACAACACCAACACTTCTTTTCGTTCCCATACTTACGCCACCTTCGGCTGGAACCCACGAGCCACGATTGATTTTGGCACCCTCAATTTGTACTTCTATATCGCGCGTTTTTGGTTGTAAACGACTTCCTTCATAACTACCACCAGGTTTGATTGCACCTCGCTCTAATTCTTCTTGAAGTGTAGCCTTACGGTAATCGCTAACACCAGCAGATTTTGGTGAAGCCCTTAGAATCTTTTCCTGCTCCGCCGTTGGTGGGCGCGAGCCTCTTCTTTTTGTCACAAATCACCTCTAAATATTTTTAGGTACATATGCCAACACAGGTTTTGGATTTGTCATACTTTTTGGCAAATTTGGATTTATTTTAAATCCACTTGTTTTATCAAACTTATATGCTAAATAAGCGTTAATAAGTGCCATCAGTCCATCGTTTTGCATCTTACCTTTTATAAAGGTTTGATGTGGTTGCCCCTGTCTCACAACGACCTTACTTTCCATAGAACAACAATGTTTAATTAACCATGCGATCCTTTCATAACTTGCCCAGGGAAATCGTATTTTCCCTTTTCGTAAAAGTTCAAACACCTCAGCAATGATTTTATCTTTATCAACCACCACTTCCAATTCATCTCGGTTATATTTTACACCACCAGCAACCATACTCGAGTTTCTGACAGTTTTGTATCTATCTCCATAGATCTTTTTTAATTCTCCAGATAAATCTTCTGCAAAACCAATATCCCCCATGGCTGTTCTAATACCATATAAACGGAACATATTTTCCACAAAATCCATTTTGGCGTCAAGATCTACCTTTTTCAGTTTTGTTGCAAACTCAATTTCATAAAGCCCATCATGCGGAACAGACAAAACAACACCACAAGAAAAAGATTGACCTCGCTTAACACCATCAATATCTGGTTTACCACCCCAGTCCAATCCCAAGTATGTAGTTTTAGTTCCTCTTTCTATATTCTTTACCATAGGTCTACCTTGGTCTCGACACATATTATAAATTTCTTCAAAAGTAATAGGCATTCCTTCGCCAGAATGAAACTCCCCTAAAACTTCATTATTATAAGTAATTTCCGAGTTAAGTGGGTTATTTTCCGGTTGTTCTTTTAAAATTACCTCTTTGGTAAACTCTGGAATAAAAAGTTGATTAAAATGGAATCCAACAAAATCAGCATCTTCTCTTCCAGGTGTAGGTAGCCATTTTCCACGCTCCACTGCTTCAATTTTAT